CCTCACAGCCTGGGCCTTTTTTATTTCCCCAGAACAAATCAATCTATCACTTGCAATAATAAATTAAATGAGTATATTAGTAGAAGATGACACGAACAAGGAGGATACAAAATGCATAAAGTTATCGTTTCAATATTAAGAGTATCGACTAAGGAACAGTCAGTCGATAACCAACAACACCAAATCAACCAGGCATATCCTGGTGTAGAAGTTCACTGGTTTATAGAAGAAGGTGTATCAGGTAAGACACCTAACGCTGAACGTCCAGAGTTCTTGAAGGCTACTAAGTTAGCTAAGAAGTTAGGTGTTCCAATCGTAGCTGCTAACCTGTCCAGGTTTGGACGTGACCTAGCAGAGATCTCTACTTGGTATCGTGACAATGTAATGTCAGGCCAGGTGCAGATGATTGCATTGGACCAGCCAAACTTAGAACCTGAAACAGCTGGTATACATTTCACTATACAACAGATGGAACGTATCAAGATTAGTCAGCGTACTAAGGCAGCGCATGACAGGCAGAAGTCAGAGATAGAAGAGCAGGGTTACTTTGTATCAAGAGCAGGCAAGAAAGTTTATAGCCTGGGTAATCCTAACCAGGCTGCATCTGATGCAGGCAATGCCACTATCAAATCAAGAGCAGATAAGTTTGCAAACAAAATCCTACCAGTAATCAAAGACCAGCTGGGCCAGGGTAAAACTATGAAAGATGTTGCAGCTTATCTTAACGATGAAGGATACCAGACTGCAAGAGGTGGTGATTGGTATGCTTCAACAGTCAGCAATGCATTAAGGAGGGCAGCATGATTGAGTTAATTAGAGATTGGACAGCCAGAGATTGGTTGTCTTTTGTTGGTCAGCTGGTAGCAGCTATGGCCTTTGTTGTATTTATCTGGGCAGCAATCTGGATTGGTTGTGCGCTGAATGATAAATGCTATTGCGATAACACAATGGGAGGAGATCCGATATGCCAGACGTTAAAGTAACAGGTAAGAAAACAATAACAGGAGAAGAGTTAGGTGCATCAGAAATGCCAGCTGTTCTTCTACATAAGGATGCCTACGGTAACACCAGGCAAGAGAAACTAGATGAACACAAGAAGGCAGCAGCTGGTGTTGAAGTTGTAGAAAAAAAATTCTTCAACAAGAATGCATTACTGCGAGGCACATATCTTGAACACGCTATTGTTCCTTGGTGGTTAGAAACTCTAAAGGAAGATGGCATTAACTGTACAGCAGAAGAACCAACCAAAGCATTTAGGATTAAGGAAGCGCAGCTAGGTGCCACGCTTGATCGTATCCTGACTGTACCTAAAGGCTATGACCTGGTGACCAATGGCCTAGAGTTAAAAGGCAAAGGTGCATTAGAAGTTAAAACAGATTTCTACCACCAGGGTAAATGCAAACCTGATTGGATGATACAGGTACACCAGCAAATGATGTGTGCTGATTTACCATGGGCTGTCATTCTAGTTATGACACAGCAAGGCAAGCTAGTTACCTATGCATATAAGAGGGATGATAAACTTTGTAATCAAATCCTTGATGCAGCTAAAGAGTTTTGGAAACTACTTAAAGAAGATGGTGACTACCCTGTAGCTGTTGAACCAAAAGAGCAAGGCCTTAAAACTGTAACCATAGATGCAAAGGCTGGGGATAACCTGGACCTGGAAGTTGTAGCCACTGACCTAATGAAAGCTAAAGCAGAAGCTAAGTCATGGGGCAAGGTAGCAAAAGATAACCAGGAGATCTTAGAGTTACATATGGATAGCATTGATGCTGACGTTATGAATGTTGGTAGCTATCAAATCAAATCAGTTACAACACAGAAACCCAAGAGAACGATGGTGGATGTACCTGGTCAATTTATAGAAAGCGCATCGTTCTCAATCAAGGAGGTCAGTGATGACAAATAAGAATGTTATCCAGCGACAGATGCTGGAACCAACCAACCTCAAAGAGGCAAAAGAATTTGCAGAAACTTTATCTAAGTCTGGATTAGTTCCTAAAGAATTTCAAGCCAAGCCAGCTAACATATTAGTAGCTGTTCAATGGGGATATGAGATAGGCCTTGCACCAATGCAGGCCCTGCAAAACATTGCAGTTATAAATGGCAGGCCATCGCTCTGGGGTGATAGCTTACTTGCCCTGGTCAAAGGCCATAAGAATTTTGCTGGGTGCAGGGAATGGATGGAAGGCAACATAGCTTTCTGTGAAATAAAAAGAACCCTGAACAATGGTGAGATAGAAGCTACGCTGCAACAGTTTAGTGAAGGTGATGCACAGAAGGCAGGCCTGTTAAATAAGCAGGGTCCTTGGAGGCAGTATCCAAAACGTATGATGCAGCTTAGAGCAAGAGGCTTTGCTATTCGTGATGCATTCCCTGATGCTATCAAAGGATTGATCACAGCAGAGGAAGCTATGGATTACCCATCACCAAAAGATATAACGCCAGGAGAGGGCGTACAATCCATGCCTAGCGTTTCCAATGCACAATCTACCACGCAGCTAACAGATGCCCTTGAGCAGGCCTCTAAAGCAGAGGAACAGGCACACAAGGATGCGGTCATAGATAATATAGCTGACCATGCAGAACCTGGTGAGGACGAAACAGAAACCCCAGACCTGGACGATGAGGGTATGCCTTTGCATATACCTAACGGCACTGAGCAGCCAAAGGTAGAGCGTTACAATGTCGAGCAAGATTGGGCAGACAGATACCATGAGTTAATGTTAGCTATGTATCGATCAACCCATAAAGATCTGAACCCATCTATCAAAAGAACAAAGCTAAAAGAGTTTAAGGAATTAAACAAAGATGTTCTGGAAAGTATGGATGATCAGCAGATGGCGCAAGAGTTAGAAACTAAAAGGCTTGAGTGGAACAAGAGCCTAAGTATTATGGCAAGGGAGAAACCAGATGGAACAGAGTAAACAACGAATAGGTTTAACACCTAGACAACAACAGGTCCTGGCATTCTTGGTTGCTTATCAAAAAAATTCTGGAGTGTATCCAACAGTAAGAGAGATATGCAAAGGTAGGATTGATGGTAAGCAGGCAATGCGTAAGATGGCAGCGCAATCTAATGTTCATAGAATATTAAACTGCCTAGCCAGAAAAGGTTATATCCTTAAAGAGATTAATAGTCCAAGAGGTATAGCAGTTATATAAGTTCAAAATGGGGAGCGTCTATAAATGGTCGCTTCCCTTCACTACGTCTAATGTCTATGTATCTATTCATTGCTTGTTCCATTGTACCATCCCAATCAATTATATCTGGTACGGTCCAGGCTCCACCCCATCTAACTGATGTACCTAGTTCTGTAGCAGCAATCTTAAATGCATCAGCTACATCATCATAGACGTTAGCTTCCCAACAAACCCTGCCACTTACATAAGCAACAACATCAACAGCCTGACCTGTTATGTGTTTACTGTTCATGGTTTGTGATGCACCACTGTCTACTAATGCACGTTGCTCTTCAATGGTACGCAGTCCACACGTTACACCAAAATCTATTTTAGTATATTCAATAGCTAGTTCAGTCACAGCTACAAGCGCATCGTCTACGCCATTAAGTTTATCAATACTTCGTTGAGATAGTTTGAACATTAGCACCTCCATTACTCAAGCCATTAGACATAGACATTCCTGTCATAGTTCTCTTGCGTCTTTGACTTATTGTTTGTTTCTTTTGCTTATCAATTATACCCTTCATTTGTTTAGCACCAGCTGCGCTAGGCCTAAACATAAATGATAGAGCCTGGGCAAATGCCTGGTTATCCTTTGCCATTATCACCTCCTTCATATACATGGACGATCTCTGTTGTTGCAGCTTGTAAACAATCTGCTCTCATATCAGGCCATGTGTTATTAGTTTCTTCACACATTTTTATGTAGCGTTCTGACAGCTGTCGTGCCTGCCTCATCACTACACTTCTGTACAGTTCCGCTTGCCGCTCTTTACTTAGGTTCTTTTCTCCTGGTTGTAGTTTCATTTTGTAAACCTATTCTTTAACCATAGATATAAAGTGTAACAAACAAACAGATATACTGTAGCTATACCTATATCAACCAGGTGTTCTCTCATGTGATATATAAATTCTATACCAGCCTGGACATCAGACATCTCACCAGCACTAGAATTAATTGTTACATTCTTTGTACCAATATCTCCTGTAGTTTGCATCATCTGTATGTCAGCCATTACGCTCTCTTTATTTTATATTTCTTAACAGCTGATTGCTTTAGTGCCTTGGCTGTTGGCGAACCTTTTGCTCCAGGCTTACGCATCTTCTCACCACTACCTTCAGCTATACGCTTACGCTTGTGATGTATGTTAGCCCAGAGGCCTGGCTTCTTTGTTCCTTTTGTATGTGCCATTACTTACCTCCTTTTGTATCTGTTTTCTTTGCCTTGTCAAAGCTACGCATTCCCCCAATGCCAAGCATTCCAAACATTAATGGCATCATCACACTCATGTCAGCTTGTGGTATAACAACACCAAAGCCAGCGCAGATAGGTGACACCATATAATTTATTCCCAGGGATAATCCGCAGATCCAACCAATCAATGGTCGCCATGATGCCTGAAACCAGTTACCTTTTGCGTCAGCTTTGAGTACCTCAATCTGTGCAAGCATAGCTTCCTGTGCATGACGTTGTGACATCGTTGCAATCTCATGGGCCAAAGCATTCTTCTGATCTTTGTCCTCAATAAATTTATCAAGCAGCCCTGTCACTGGACCAACAAGATTACCTAGTAGATTAATCATCGTGATACCTCCTCCATTATTTTTGTTATATCCCAGCTGCCATCACTGCTTTGTTCCATCTGGACCT